GAGGTAGCGGACTTAGCTGAGAAAATAAACCTGCCGCTTATCCCCTGGCAGCGCTGGGTACTCGATGATTTACTATCTGTAGACGCTAGCGGAACATTTTTGAAGAAGAGCGCCCTCGTTCTAGTAGCTCGTCAGAATGGTAAGACTCATCTAGCCCGTATGCTCATATTGAGCCATTTATTTCTTTGGGGGTCTAAAAACGTACTTGGTATGTCCTCTAATAGAAATATGGCCCTGGATACTTTTAGGCAAGTGGCTTATACGATAGAAGATAACGAGTTCCTATCTAAACAAGTACGCCAGATCAGATTGGCTAACGGCCAGGAGTCTATTGCTCTATTAAATGGCGCTCGCTACGAGATCGCAGCAGCTACAAGAGATGCGCCCCGTGGTAAGACCGCTGACTTCCTTTATCTTGATGAACTTCGAGAGTGGTCCGAGGAAGCGTTTACCGCAGCATTGCCTGTTACCCGTGCAAGACCTAATGCCATGACTTTAATGACAAGTAATGCGGGCGATGGATTTAGCAGCGTATTAAATGATTTGAAAGAACGCTGTATGTCATACCCGCCGTCTAATCTAGGCTATTACGAGTACAGTGCACCGCAGCATTGCAAAATACACGACCGCAAAGCCTGGACTATGGCCAATCCCGCCCTGGGCCATTTAATAACGGAGCAGACGCTAGAAGAATCGGTTAATACTAATAGCGTCGAAGCCACCAGAACCGAGATGCTTTGCCAGTGGGTAGATAGCGCCGTCAGCCCCTGGGTGTATGGCTCAATCGAGGCTTGTAGTGATAGTAATTTAGAATTACCTGTAGGCCCTGCAACAATAATGGCATTTGATATTGCACCTACTAGAAGATCGGGCGCTTTAGTAATGGGCCAGATGAAAGAGGGCAAGATTGCAGTGGGTCTAGCACAACTATGGAGTAGCGAAGTAGCTGTGGATGAGACAAGGATGGCGAGTGATATAAATGAGTGGGCCCGCAAGTACCATCCGACAATAATCTGCTACGACAAGTACGCCACGCAAACTTTGGCAAGTAAATTAGAGCAAAGCGGGTGGAAGATGCAAGACGTATCAGGCCAGGCGTTTTATCAGGCATGTTCTGATCTATCTGATGCTTTAGCAAACGGAAGACTAGTGCACTCAGGCCAGGCAGACCTGGTGCAGCATTTAAATAACTGTGCAGCTAAAACAAACGACGCTGGCTGGAGAATCATTCGTAGAAAATCGGCAGGCGATGTCACAGCAGCTATTAGTCTTGCAATGGTGGCGAGTGAATTAACCAAGCCACAACGAACCGCCCAGATCATTGTCTAACTTGCACTATATGTCCGTTTTTAGTATATTATGTAGATATGGGTCTATTGTCTGCTTTGGGTATAAACAAAAAAACTGAGTCTGTCCAAGCACAATACGCCCCAGCCATTATGGACACGGCCTACGGGTACGGTTCGTTTACAACTGGTGTCGGTAATTTCCCTGGCGGTTTAGATCGCAATTATGCAATGCAGGTTCCTGCGGTTAGCCGTTGCAGAAATCTTATAGCTGGTGTAGTTTCTTATCTACCGCTTAAACTTTACAAGAAGTCAAGTGGTGAGGTACTGGGGAGTCCTCTGTGGTTAGAACAACCAGACTATCGGCAGCCACGATCCGTCACTATTAGTTGGACTGTCGATAGCCTCCTCTTTTACGGCACGGCCTTCTGGCGTGTCACAGAATTATATGCCGATGACCTAAGACCATCTCGTTTTGAGTGGATTGCTAATAACAGAGTTACATTTACAACTAATAAATTTGGCACCGAGGTCAGCGAATACTTTATTGATGGTGAAAGAGCACCTATGTCAGGTATTGGCTCTCTTATCACATTCCAGGGACTCACACAAGGCGTATTACAAACCGCAGCTCGTACTATTCAAAGCGCACTTGATATTGAAAAAGCGGCAGCCGTATCTGCACAGACTCCCGTACCAAGTGGTTATATCAAGAACACAGGAGCAGATTTACCAGAACAACAAGTATCTGGATTATTAGCTCAATGGAAGCAAAGCAGACTGAATAGATCAACCGCTTATTTAACTAGCACGTTAAGTTATGAAACTACAGGATTTTCGCCTAAAGACATGATGTACAACGAGGCGCAACAGTACCTTTGTACACAAATCAGCAGGGCTATGAACGTGCCAGCCTACATGATCAGCGCCGACATGAATAACAGTATGACCTATCAGAATATTATTGACGGGCGTAAAGAGTTCGTTGCTTATTCTTTGCAACCGTTTATTTGCGCAATCGAGGACAGACTTAGTATGGATGATATTACGCCAAGAGGACACGTTGTGAAATTTGCAATCGAGGAGTCATTCTTACGTGCCGACACAATGAAGCGTTTGGAAGCGTTAGAGAAAATGCTGGCTTTAGGTTTAATAGACGTTGAAGATGCTAAAGAAATGGAAAACATGACACCTAACGGGAAAGAAGTAGAAGATGATACTTACATTCAGTAGTCAGATAGAGAGCGCCGATGGCGAGCGCAGAATCATAGCTGGCAAGATTGTGCCCTACGAAGAAGTGGGAAATACCTCAGTTGGCAAGGTTGTGTTCGCTAAAGATTCCATCGAAATCGGCGATCCAGGCAAAGTCAAAATGCTGATGCAGCACCGCCCAGAGAAGCCAATCGGTAGAATGCAAAACTTTAATAAGGCAGAGGATGGTATTTATGCATCCTTTAAAATCAGCGCAAGCATGCAAGGCCAAGACGCTTTAATCCTAGCTGGAGAACAATTAATTGACGGCCTGTCTGTTGGAGTTGATGTAAACAAGTCAATCCAAAAGAAAGATTATTTATATGTAACAAGCGCTACCCTGCGTGAAGTCAGCCTGGTGGAATCCCCAGCATTTATGGCTGCGCAAGTAACTAAAGTTGCTGCTAGTGAAAACGAAGCAGAGGACACAAATCAACCAAAAGAAAGCGAGGCTCCTGTGGAAGACAATGCAACACAGCCACAAGAAGCAAAGGCAGAGGCTGCTACTCCTACAGTAGAAGCTGCTCGCCCAATAATTACAGCACCACTTATCCAAACAACTATCCGCACGCCAATCACTTCAATGGCTGCATACACAGAGCACAAAATCAAGGCTGCTCTAGGTAATGATGATTCAAAGCTATATGTAACAGCAGCTGACGACTCATTCGCAACTAACCCAGCATTTTCACCTACTAAGTACCTTGCCGAGTTTGTAACTAATACTCGCTTTGGAACTCCAGCAATAGATGCGTGTTCACAAGGAACACTCCCAACTAGTGGAATGACAATATCAGTGCCGTCACTTGTGACTAGCGTTGGTGGGGGTTCAGGTGTTGCTCCAGAAGTAACTGTAGAGGCCGAAGCAGGCGCAGTTCAAAATACAGGCATGGAAACACAATATTTGAGTGCAACAGTTTCCAAGTACTCAGGTATGAATACACTGAGTGTGGAACTGCTTGAGAGATCAGATCCTAACTTTTATGCAGAACTTACTAAGCAACTTGAGTATGCATATTTAAAGCGTTTAGATCAGACAGTATTAGCTGCTTTGATTCAAGCATCTGCTAACGGTACTAATACCACTGCCGACCTTGATGGAATCGTTGCATTTGCCGCAGAAGGCGCACGTACCATCTACACAAACACTGGTTACTTCGCACAGAATTACATCGCTAACCCAGCACAATGGGGCGCATTGATTTCTGCTCAAGACACCACAAAGCGACCTGTATTCACAGCTTTACAACCTATGAATGCGGCGGGCCAGGTATCAACAGGCTCCATTCGAGGCAACGTTCTTGGGTTAGACCTGTATGTGGATAAAAACTTCACAGCAACTACCTTCGACGATGATTCTGCTGTAATCCTTGCACCAGAAGCATTCACCGTATATCGCTCAGCACAGAACTTCATGTCAGTAAACGTAGTATCTAACCTACAAGTACAGGTTGCAATCTATGGTTACATGGCGACACTTGCAAAGATGCCTAACGGAATCTTGAAGTTCAAGAAGACCTGATAAGACCGATTAACCAATAAGTAATCCCCTGGGGTTTAGTAGCCCTAGCCCTGGGGGAGTTTTTAAGAGAGGAATACAATGGCAGCCACCTATGTGACCACCGCCGAGTTGAGAACGAACCTCGGTATTGGCTCTCTTTATTCAGACGCAACTATTGAGGAAGTATGTCAAACCTCAGAAGATTTAATTAATCAATATTTATGGTTCAATACTGCCCCAGTAGTAGGAACAGCATTACAAGATAACGTGGCAACACTTATGCTTGCCAATCCAAACGCATTTGCTGCAACCCAATCAATAGTGATTAGTGGTTGCGGTGCCACCTTTAATGGCACGCACACAATTACGGGCACAATCCCGCCAACCTCTGGCACTACGAGCCTCATCCCAGTATTTATGTATAACTACGGCCAGGTTAACTTTCCTAATGGCTATTCATTCGTGCAGTACAACAAGACTGCAGCTAATCAGGTATTTCATAAAGTAGCACCGTATGGCCTAGCAACAGGCCCAGATCACAAGACCCAGTCTTATGCGACAACCCCAAGTATAAGAGAGGCGGCGATGATCTTGGCAGTTGATATTTTCCAGGCCAGACAAGTCAGCCAAACGGGCGGGGTGGGTATGGATGGGATATCTGCAAGTCCTTATCGTATGGGTTACCAAATGATTAACAGGATCAGAGGTCTCATCCAACCTTATGCCGCACCTGCATCACTGGTGGGCTAATGGCTGCAATAAGTACCCTACGTGCCACGGTGGCAACCGCTTTAGCCAACGCTGGGGTTTGGTCTACCTTTAGTTTTCCACCAGCCACACTTCTCGCAAACAGCGTCGTGGTTACACCTGGCGATCCATACATTCAACCAAACAATAATAGCCAGACAAGCATTGCACCCCTGGCCAATTTTAAGATTCTAATAACTGCACCTGCATTTGATAATCAGGGCAACCTAAAAGGCATTGAAGACTTTATCGTGGCAGTAGTAAACAAACTGGCGGCATCGACCCTGGTTTACAACATATCAAGTGTCTCCGCTCCAGCTATAACTAACGCAGCTAGTGGAGATTTATTAACGTCAGAAATCACACTATCAATCCTAACGAGCTGGAGTTAACAATGAGTACAACAGAAGACTTAGCCTTCTTAATCAAGACAGGCCAAATTAAAGACGCACCAAAACCAACAGCAACTAAGAAAGAAGAGGAATAACAATGGCCATATACTTAAATAATAACGTTGGCGTTAAATTGGCTACTGCCGCTGCGCCAACAACACCTTCAATCGATATCAGTGCGTATGTTACAAACGCCGTGATTAATCAAATCGTGGACGAATTAGAAGTGACAGCAATGGGTGACTCGG